CCAATAATTTGTGAGGCTGTAGTATTATTTCCATTTATTACTACACCTACATTGTTAGAAGTATCAAAAGATGCAGCATATACATCACTACTATCTACATCTAATTTCCAAGTAATTGGGGACTTTCCAATTCCAACTCGACCTGAACTATCTAAAACTATTCTATCTACGTTTGCTGTTCTATCCTTAATTACAAAATTACCGCCTGAATCTGATTCTAATCTATATTGCCGCCCATTAGTAGATGTATTAGTCATATCCATTTCAGTAGCTGTTCCAGATAATGTTAATGTATTAGCTGATGCTGTGGTTGAACCTATCGATACTCTCCCGTTCGAGTGAATACGCATTCTTTCTGAACCACCTGTTCTAATTGCAAGTGCTTCTCTACTTAATATTGTACTATTTCCAAATAAAGGATTTGTATATATATTAAGGTCTAAATTACTACCATTATATATTTGATAACCTGCTGTTATATCTCCAGTACCTGCATTATATATTCTAACATAAGTATCACTTGCAGCACCAGTTCCAATATTTATATTTCCAGAACTGTCTATTCGCATTCTTTCTGCGTTATTAGTACCAAAAGCTAAAGTATAACCAGATGGACAAAACATATTTGCAACACCAGCAGATGAGCCACTAGCTCCAAATTCATATCCTTTACCACTACCAGTTTGATATAAAATACTTCCAGAACTATCAATACGCATTGTTTCTGCGTAAGAACCATTACGGAATATTTGTGTATTAGCATCAAAGTAATTTTCACTTGTGTTATTATATCCAATAAGAATTTGAGCAGCATTTGGGGAAGTACCTGATACAGCTTTAAAGATACCGTCAGGCGAATTCGTTCCNATTCCTACGTTTCCTGATGTATCGATAGTAACTCTTTGACTGTTACCAGTCATAAAACCTAAATCGTGTGAACTTGAAGTACCTATCATAGCAGTATTTCCACCATATCCAGAATTAATTCTTATATCTCTAGTACCATCTGTTACTTGTATTTGACCTCCTGCATCATATACTTTAAATCTTGTATATCCTGTAATTGTGTCTGTATCACTCCATACCGCTACTTGTCCTGCTGCACCTGAACCATCTACTGCTCCTCCTCCAATAGGTATTTCAATAACATCTCCTGAACTATCTACTGCTAATCTATATGTAGCCGTACCTGTGAAACTACCTGAACCATATTCTCCTAGATTTAATTGACCTCCTCCTTCAAGAGTTAAATAATCTGCTGCTAAACTTTGACTATGTATTTTAAAGTTGTTAGCTCCGTCTCCTACTTTTACTTGCCAGTTTCCGTATGAATCTACAAAACGTATATGTTTATTGTTTCCAATTATATCAATATTGTTTATAAAGGAAGCAATTCCTGCTCTTGTAAAAGTCAAAACATTAGTGGCACTTGACAAAGCATCGTTAAAAGCTCTAATTTTTAATGCTGACAATTCACTTTGAATACCCCACACTTTATTATCAGCACTTTGGTCTGTTTCTTTAAGTAAATAAATTGGATTACCTGCATCTATTGTAACAAAAGTGTTACCTGTACCATCTCCAAAAGTTGCATTTCCTGAATCTCTATCAATGGTTAATCTTGTTGTTAAAGTAGATGTTCCTGTTTGTATTTTAAAAGCATTGTTTGCACTATCATAAAATACATAAGCACCATTTGTATAAGGACTTGTTTGTGCAGCTTCTGTCATAAAAATACCATTGTTTTCAGCAGCAGTATTTGAGTTTAAAATGATATTAGAACCATTAGTATCTACAATATGAATTTTTTGTTGTGGGTCACCATAGCCTATACCAACTTGACCTGAATTATTTATTCTTACTTTTTCATCATTGTCAATTAAAAACTCAATAGTAGATGAGCCACTTACATTTCCATAATCTGCTGAAATTTTAAAGTTATCACTTGAACCATCAATTTTGTTTTGTCCTAAAACAATATTTGAAGTAACTTCTATTCCTGAACTTGTTGTTTCAAACTTTTTAGAGTTGTCGTAATATAAGTTTACTGCACCATCACTTATGGCATCTATCATTGACTCGTTAGAGTTATTTCTAATTTTTAAGAAACTTGATTTTATAAATAAACTACCTGTGCCACTTTCATTAATATAACTATTATTGCTATCGTGATATATTTCTAAATCTCCACCACCTCCAAATATAGCTTTAGTACTGTCGTTTAGTTTTATATCTTTTGGGAATCTTGTATTTGTGGCACTTCCATCTAAATAAAAATATGTTTCTACACCCCCAGAACCATTATCACAATCAAATTGTATATCTTGGTCATCTGCTCTATTTCTTATTATTAATTTACCTGTATCATTTAGTATAAGTGAATTTGAACCATCGTGATATATTTGTAAATCACTTCCTGCACCCAACAATATTTTACTACTATCTGCAAAAGTTATATCATCTCCACTACTTACACTAATATCCGTTCCTCCTGTAGTATTCCCATTAGCTAATACTTCTGATAATGTATCTTGACCTCCTATTGCACTATCTACATAAGCAGTTGTCGCCACTTTAGTAGAATTATCTCCTTGTGTTTGTGTAGTAGCCGTAGTCGTTGAACTTATCGTTCCGTCTAATTGACCAGAAAAAGTCGTTGCACTAACTGCACCTGTAACTGTAATACCTGTTGTAGTAGTTTCTAGTTTTTTAGAATTGTTATAATATAATGAAACATCTGCACCATTATCAGCAGTTATATATTTTGCTGTACCATAATTAAGTAATCTTAAATCATTTGACCTTATTCTTAATTCATTACTTGTGCTATCAATATAATTATTGCTTCCGTCACTATATACCTGTAAATCCAAAGAACCTCCAAAAATAGCTTTGCTTGTACTTGTAAAAGTAATATCGTCTGATGCACTTACTGATATGTCCGTTCCACTTGTTGTATTGCCGTTTACTAAAACTTCTGAAAGTGTAGAATTGCCTATTGAAGCATCAACATAAGCAGTAGTGGCAACCTTTGTACTGTTATCTCCTGCACTTTGAGTAGTTGCTGTTGTAGTAGATGCAATTACACCTGTTAATGTTCCTTCTACATCTGCAACTAAAGTAGCTACTGTATATCCTGTACCACTTGTATTTACTGTAGTTGTTGGTTGCTCCTCTAGGTTTCTAAATAGTTTAAATTTACTATCTCCTGTATCTCTAAATAAACCTGCATATAAAGTCGTTCCACTAGGTGCGTATTTACCATAAAATCCTATATCTAATGCGTCAGAACTTGTATTGTCTTTTGCTAATTCTATTAATGGGTCAGTAACGGTTAAAGTTTCACTTGATACAGTCGTTACCGTACCGTCTACTGTTAAATCTCCTGTTACAGTTAGATTACCTCCTACTTTGGCATTACTATAAACGTGTAAATCATATGTCGCTTCTGGCGTTACGCCAATACCAATTTGTGTAGTAGATATATATAAAGGCGTACCGTTACCTAGTCCGTCTGTTATTTGTTTTGCTGAGCTTGTTATATTGTCATTATCTGACGTCTTTAATAAGCTATCGTATGTATTTTTTATTTTTGTTGAGGTTAATGTCGCCATTCGTCTTCTTTAAATACGTTAATAATTTTTTTACATTTACCTTTTTAGGTTTATATCGCTTCATAATACCCATCCGTTGAATAAACTGTCTCTGTCTGGCGATATGTCGTCATTTGTATTGCTAGTATACTCAGGAAAACTTGCTTGATTAAATGCCATATAATCAATAAATCTCCTAGTATAATATTCTGCAAACTCTCTCTCTTTGTTTACTAAATAATCTACTTCGCTTTTTGATACTGTCTCTGCAGTTTCGCTACTATGTTTAAATATACCTCCGTTTTTTATTTGATATGCCGCAAATGGTAAGTAGTCTACCATAGCATAATGAATAAGCATAGGCTGTATATAATCGTTTACAAGCGTTAAATAATCGCCTGACAAACTATCTGCAATAATATCGTTGCTTATTTTGTTATATAAATCTGTACCTAGATAATTTCTTATATGTATCTGTTGAGCTATTTTCAGAAAACCGATAAATTTGTCAACGTCTACGTTTCCATCTATTATAGAGTTTCTTTTAAGCGTAACTGGTTTTATAAATAATGCTGTCGCCATATTCTTACTTTTTATAATTTGGGTGGTGTCCGTTATTTGGTAAGTCTTTAGGTGCTACTTTAGCTACTTTATGACCTGCAGGCGTAGGTTGGTAAGACTTAGGTATACTATCTACCTCATCGTAATTTTGTATAACCTTTTTCATTGTCTTAGATTTTAACCTATATAACACCTCACTCCAATAGTGACCACAGTTAACACCGCCTTTGTATTTAAACAAATCGTATGATTTACCTTTATGTCCAAATGATTTATTAACTCCTGCTCTTGACGCTTTGTCAATGTCTTCTATTCTATATACTACGCCTCTTCCACTTCTTGACATCATAATTCTACAGAACTGTCTTGACTTACCTGAAGAGTATTTTTCATTATATCTATATCTTACTTTATATAGAGACTTGTCTAAATAACTAAAGCCAGACTTCTTAGAGTCAATACTTTTCTTTTCTAAGTTTTCTTGTTTAGACTCAATCATTCTAGCAGCCCACTCTTCTTCACTTTCATTCTCTTGTTTATGCTCTCTTGCGTCTACCTCTTCCCATCTATTAGAAATTTTTTCTCCTCTTAATTCGTCTAGTATAATATCAAACTCTTCGTCTGTTAAATCTTCTTTTGATAATTCACAGCAATCGTGTGATAATTTAACACCTGTCTCCTCTTCTCTTGTTTCTTGGTCTGCTACATTGTCTAGGTCTGTAAATTCTAACGGTTGAAGCGTTTTAAAGTATAAATTAAGCGAGATATTGTTATAAGCTAGTATTTGGTCAAAGGCATCAATTAAAAGCGTCTGAAACGGTCTTATAACCGTATTGTCCATTAATATAGTAGCTGTCTTTAATTCGTCTGCATTGTTTCCTAGACCTGTATTGTCTTTAATACCTAAAAGCATAGGAGAAACAACTCTATGAGCTACCATAATCTTTTTAGTACTTTCTTCACTTAAGAACTGATATTGTTGATGGGCGTCAGATAACTGTACAGGCTCTATAGATGCTGCAGTTTCAGCATTGTCGTTAAAAGCTAAGATGAACTTACCCGCATTACTTGACCCACTAAACTTTTGATATATTCTCTGCTCAATTAGTTGTCTTTCCTCTGCATTAGGCGTACCGTTATTAAAGTTAATTAACATAGACGGACTCATACCGTTCATTATATTATTTAAGTGAAAATTACTTATCTCTTCTTCTAATTCTGCATATTGTAAACCTCCTTGATAATCTACTGGACTATAATAGTAAAATCCTGCTTTGTAAGGCTTTACATATAATATCTCAATACTTTCTTTACTTGTACCAAAAGCAGGTATTCTTAAAGGCTTGTCGCTAGGCTTTATACTAGACCAGTCTTTGTAATAATAATAACCTTCTATATCTCCTTTTTCATTTGCCTTTTCAGCTCTTAATGTTTCTACTGGCATATGCTCAATCTGTGCAATTTTTTTTCTGTCTTTTGAGTATATAACTTGTATCGCACATTGTCCCATAAGTTTTAAGTCATACGTAAGCTTTCTTACGCAGTCATTATCAAATAGAGAAATCATTTGAGCGTATTGGTCTGGCTTTTTATTGCTGTTAGTAGCGTCTAAGCCTTTTCCAAATATCATAGCAGAAATACCATTTATTACTGCATTGTTTGTAGGAGACCCATTGTATCTGTCTATAAGATACTGAAAGTAATTATTATCGTCTCCATAAGATACCCAGTCCTTATTCTTTACTTCTGTAATCTTAGGACTTGTATAGGTACTTAAATTAACTATTCTTAAATCATTCATAGTATTATATAATCGTTATCGTGAGAGCCTGACGTGTCATCGTAATCGTATTGTCCTTCATTAATATCATAATAGTCATTATTACTTTGATTAATTGTCTGGTCTGTACAAAATATTTTGTCTTTATAGTAGACTAGCGTTTCAACTAATCTATTTGTGACTTCCATAGTATAAAATCTACCCTCTTTTAAAACAGGGTCAAATGTAACTTGTAAAGTCCTATAGTTATCGCTTGCTGAAGCTGTGACTTCGCCATTAAATACCTCTTCATTTGCAGCCTCATCTTTTACGATTAATTTATAACTTGATAAAAACTCTCTAGGAATTATAGCTATATTTTGAGACGCAGCACTTGTCGTTAATATCTTCATACTTATATATCGAAATAATAACGCTATTTTGTATACATATAAAAAAAAAAGGGTCAATAAGACCCCTTTTCTTACATTTAAAGTATACTACTACTATCCGTTATTTGGAGTTGCAGGCGTAATTTGTGTAGCACTTGCATTGCCAGTCACGTCAGTTGAATCTGCTAAGAAAGCAGGTGCTGAGATTTCTTGTGCTGTCAATGTAATTGAGAAGGATGACGCATCCGCCATACCTGCCCCAGTACTAAATGTACCGCCAGTTACCTCGCATCCGTGCTCACGTCCTAATAAGAAGAAGTTACCGTTATAGTCTTCAACTACTACTTGAGGTCTTCCTAAAGCAATAATTTTTAACTCTTCTTGCGTAGCACTATCTAATAACTGTAGTGTCATATTTAAGTTAGTTTCAAAGAAAGTCGTACCGTTTTCTCTTGAACTGTTTACTGTAGTTTCCATTGAAGAATTACCTTTTAAATCATATTGGTAAAAAGTTGGTGTTCCTCCTATATCTACTTTTTCAGCGTCAGTTGAGTTATCAGTAACAGTTAATCCATAGTCAGCAAAATATACTGTCTTAAGACCACCTACTGAAGACTTACAAGGTATCGCTCTTCCTGTTGTTAGTGTACAAGCCATATTTATTCTTTTTTATAAAAAAAGGTAGATAGGTTTGACCCCCACCTACCTTCTTTTTAGTTAAACTTATTTATTTATTATGCTAGAGTCAATAAAGCAAGGTCTGAACCAATACCATACTGAACACCTGCACTAAATCTCATAATTACTCTTACGTTTTGAGACCCGTCTAAGTCACCCATATCTAATAACTTAACTTCGTTATGGTCAGATAAAAGACCAGTACCAAAGAATAAGTTAGATTTTTGACCTGCTACGATATGGTCTGAAGGCATACCTGAAGCTAATACTACTTCGATACCGTCAAACGATAAAGCGTTTCCTTCATTATACCATAGAGCACCTCTGTTATCAACACCTGCAGCACCAACACCACCTGAAGCATAACCTCCTAAGTGTCTGATGTAAGACTGCCAAGCAGCTTTAGGTACATAAATTTTTAAGTCTTCTTTTCCGTATACTGCAGAAGGTAACGCATCTACTACGTTCTCTAATAAAGTAACAATGTTTGAAGAAGTAAATTCAGTATTCGAACCGTTGTCTGCATCGTTAACGTCTGAGTCTGCAGCCATTAATACTGTAAATCCGTCAAATTCTCCTGCGTTAGCGTTCACACCACCCCAGATATTTTGCTCAGTTTTTTCCGCTACTAATCCTGCAACGTGTCCGATAATAAAGTCAGAAAACTTTGGAGGTAAGTTTTGGTTTAGAAATGAATAACCCATTTCAATCGCTTCCCAGTCAGAAACGAAGTCTTTTTTACAAAGCTCAATGTTTACCATAAACTCTTCAGGTTGAAGGACTCTCTCTGTAAGAGTTATTGTAGAACCGTCACTAAATGAGCAATCAGCATTAGCAATTACGCTAGTAGCTGATACTTTCTTAATAACGTCTTTGTATTTTACATTTGGCTTAATTTCGATTAAACCTTTGTCTAACGTAGGCGAAGATAAAAGGGCAGCAGATATATACTTCCCTGAAAATTCTCCTGCATACGTACTTGTAATTGTAGTCGCCATAATTAATTATATTTATTTTTTATTTAAAGTTTGTAATTCTTTCTAATACTCGGTCTCTTGTAGTCATCGCTCTATTTTGTGCGTACAAGTAACCTTCTTTATTTGTTTCCCCTTCTGGGTTATGTTTGATAGGTTCTGCAGCAGGTTGTGATAACTCTTCTTTTACTGCTTCCTCTACCGCTTCTTGCTCAGATAACATTGTAGTCATCGCAAGTCCGATTTCTTCTGCTGTCTCTTGGTCTTTTAACTCAAGCTTCGCTTTTAAATCATCAATAATAGCTTTAAGCTCTGCAACTTCGTCCTTAGATGCGTATACTTCTTCGCTTAATTCTTCTTCTTGAGTAGCTTCTTCTTCTACAACTTCTTCGTTGTCTTCTTCTACTTCTTCAGCGTCTTTAATCTCAGAAATAACACCTTCGTTAACGACAAGTACTTTTCCGTCTTCAAGAGAATACTCTCCAGAAGGTACAGGTACTTTTTCGTCTTCAGTTACAATAAATACTTCGCTATCTTTTTCAAATGATTCTGCTTCTAATACAGTACCATTTTCTAATTTCATTTGCTCTAATTTAACTTCTTCTTGAAGCTCAACTCCTAGCAAATCTTTTACTTTAGTTAACATTTCTGTAGCTTTCATATATATATATCGTTTAGGGTTAATTTTTTTGCATTTTTAAGTACGATAAATACTACCAATACCCTGAGCCCTCAGAGACCCATCGCAGCATTTAATCGAGTATGTATTTTCTTCCCAACATAGACAAGCTCTTCTACCTCCTTTAGGACTAGAGTAGCTAGGTATGTAATTTTTACGTGATACGTTTCTATTCCAGTTCATATTAATAAGAAGGTATATGGTCTTGGCAAGGCATATACCAAATTTTATTGTCTAGTTCGTGTTCGTGTACGCCTTCACATCCTAAGTCTTCCGCTATTTTTAAAGCCATATCTTTATTAGAATAAGCAAGCCTATCCATAATTATAGCATAGTCATCGTTTACTGTCATTGTTGATAATTCTATTTCTCCTAATTCTTTTAGTTTTGATTCACTCCAACGCTTAGCAGCTAGACCACCCCACAAATAGAACGATATTGTCCCACATTTAGAGTTGTCGCTAGGGTCAAAGTATTCTTCTGCTCTTGATAAATAAGAGTACATTCTTTTTATTGTTTCTTTACTGACAGGACGACCTGCTGCGAGAGTGGCTGCACGAATTTTTCCCACGTCAGTAGCACATTTATTATTGACTTTTTTGTTAAGCTCAATACCTTTTTTAGCATTATTCTTAACTCCGCTAGGGTAGTCACTATAAGACTCCATTATCATTTTTTTTCCGTTCTTATATCTTTTGTCGTTTCTTATAATACCCTTTACTTGCGATAATAATTCTTCTGCTTCTTCTTCTTCTATTTGCTCAAAGTCATTTATCTGCTCTTTAGGTCTCTCCATTTTGTCTGCAAAATATCCTTCTATACTAAANCCTTTTACTTTGCCAGTCTTTACGTACTCATTCCATATGTCTTCATTATTTACTTTTACCGCACCCATCCAAGTACCTACTGGTAAATCCATATCGTATTTACGACTCTTATCGTGTACTTCGTCTTCTATAATCCACGATTCTACTAAAGACAATCCTTGTATAGAGTGCTGATGCTCTAAAGTCGAATTATTTTGGTTGCCTTTTTGCAAATAAAGTTGGGAAGCTTTTAANACCGTGTCCTTAGAGAAGTATATATAATATTCATCTTCTCCGTTCCTTCTGTAAATAGGTTTGTTAGGTATTAGTAAAGCCCCCAGTAGTATACGCTTCTCGTTATCTACTTCAGCTAGTTTTATTTCTTGATTTTTTAGAGCTACAAAGTCTTCTTCTATAGCAGGATTTTCTACTATACTTATCGCTTCAATTCCTGATATTTCCTGCTCTTCGTCTAAAATTAATTCAACTATTCTCATATTTATATATCGTATTTTATTTTATGTTTTGCATTTATCCTATTGCTGCACCTTGTACTATGTTTCTGTCTAACTCCTGTGCTGTAGAAACATCGCCAGAAACTACAAAAGCTTTTACTGGTTGCTCTTGCTGTCCTGCTATTGCTGTAGCTAATTGATTCGCTCCTGAAGCACCTACTACGTTAAATGCAGGCGGTGCAGAAGGTGTCGCTGCAGCTCCTCCNGTACTAATTCCTGCAGCTCCTGCAGAAGCAGCCATAGGTTGTACTGAGTTTATTTGTTTTACAGTTTTTAAACCTGTAGCTAATACAGTTGCAATATTTGCTATTCTTGCTATAGTAGCTATAGGCTCAGGTAGTACTGATTTACTAGCTAAGACTTCTGTAACACCTTGATAGGTATTTATAAGAGCCTGACCTGTAGCAAAAGCCTTACCTGCTTTACTTGATTCTCCTAAAAGCCCTGCTATAGCACCAAAGGTGTTTGATACCATATTTATTTTAGCCTTTTCTACTGCTTCCTTTCTTGCTAATTCTTGTTTGTCTTCTTCTTCTTTTGTCTTATTTATTTCGTCTCTTCTTTTTTGGTCTATATCGTCAAATTCTTTTTGCTTTGCTTCTCTTGCTACTCTTTGTGCTTCTTCTAACTCTGCAGTTGCAATATCGTTTAGTTTTGCTTTTTCTATAAGAGCTGTATAATGCTCATCTATTTTTGTTAATTCTAAAGCTCTTTTATCTGCTTCGCTTACTGCTTCTGCGTCTCTAATTTGTTTCTTTAAATCTGCTAAAGCTTTTATTCTAGTTTCTTCTTCTTTTGCTGCGGCATCGTCTGCAGCTTTTTTCTCTGCTTCTATTCTCTTACGCTCAGTTTCTTCTTCTCTTAACGCTGTAGTCATTTCTGCAGTTAAAGCTTTTTGTTTTTTTAGCCTTGCTGTCTCAAGCTCTGTTAACCTAGCTTTTAATCTTGCTTCTTCGTCTAGGTCTTCTTTTGTAGATTTACTTAAAGCATTTTCTTGCTGCTTAGTTTCAAATCTAATTCTTGCAGCTTCTATTTCTTGGTTAGTTATTTCTTCTTCAATTCTACCTGCTTCTTTNATTGCTGCTATCCTGTCTTGTATAGATACGTTTTCTTTATCTGCAGCTTGCTCTCTTAATTCTGCTACCTTTCTATTTGCTTCTGCTCTNGCTGTAATTAACGCTCTCTCTTGTTTATCTGCTTTAGCACGCATATCGGCTAGTTCGCCTGCTATTTCTATTTCTTTACGTGTCTCTTCTCCAAAGTTTTTAATACTATCTATTGCAGCATCTACTGAAGCTTTTGCTTCTTTAAAATTACCGCTAAATACATTTATAATAGCCATACCAAAGTCTGCTAAAATATCTGTTACGTTTCCTATAACAGTTTGTATCTGTAAGAAAAATTTAGCAAACTTATTTTGACCTTCTTCAGAAGACTTAAAGGCTGTAGTAACTGCTCCTATAGCCAATACTAAAGCACCAATACCAGAAGCTAAAATAGCAACCCTTAAAGATTTAAAGCTTTTAATTGTACTACCTATACTTGTTCTAAACTGTTTAAACCTAGACAAAGCACCTCCAGTCATTTTATCTAAGCCTTGATTTACTTCGCCAGTACTCTTCTTAAGCTTTTTATTTTCCTGCTCAATCTTAGTATACTCTTTTTTAAACTCGTTTAGGTTATATACGGCTTCTTTGTATTTTAACTCTAAGTCTACTGTTATTTTCTTTGCCATTTTACTTCGTTTTTAATTTGTTTTATACCTTCTCCAAAATTTTCAGGTAGCTTGTACTTACCTTTAGCGATTCTTATTCGCTCTGTTTCTCCGTCTGCTATCTGTAATAATTCTAATATGTTTTGTAACATTATACTACGTTTAATAATTCTAAGTCAGATTCTCCTGTGCCTAGATTTGTTGTTATACTATTGATTCTATATTCTTGGTTGTTTATTATAAACTTGTCTGCAAGCGTATACTTTCTTAATATCTTTAACGGCAAAAATGCCTTGAATTTTATGATTCTTCGTTTAGGCACAAATACATCTGTTATATAAGTCTTATAATAATTTTCAAACAAAGTACCGTCAAAGTCTCCTGAAGGCGTGTACTCGTTTAGCTCTTGATTAAAATGTAAAACGTCATCGTCTGTACTAGCGTTTAATGACACACTATTACTAGGAATTATATAATCGTCAATCTGTACGTGTGAACCTGAAGAGGCTGTCTCTTGTTCTAAAAAGCTTATTACTGTACCGTTAGTTATTTGTATAGGGTAGAATAATAATGCTTCTCCTAAATAAGGGTCATCGTTGTCATCTACAAACCATCCTACCTGTGCGTCTGTATTACTGTAATTGTTACCTGCGTCTAGCATACGCTCAAATTTCATATGCTCAAAAGGTGCTTCTACATTATATATACCTCCTGCTATTTCGTCTATTGCACTATCTCCTCCTTTATACTCTATAGACCCCCAGTCAAACCCTTGCGTTAATTGAGCGTGCTGTATAGCAAGCTTCGTACCAATACCTTTAAATTTAAAATTAATTTCTTTGTAGGGTAATGCTACGTCTACTGTACGCTGTGACATATCTATATATTCGTCTATAGTATAAGTCGTACCAGAAGCATAGAAGTCGTCTAGCGTTTCTACTTTTATCGTACCATCGTCTTGCTTATATGCAGTTAAATTAAATACCTTAAATAATCCTGTAAGAAAATCTATAACTCTCATTTTAGGCATCTGACCTGTACCGCTAAATGTTTTAGTAGCATCTATTGTAAAAGTACTTACTGTAAATTGACCGCTTATAGGTTGCGTTAAATCTGACGCATCAAATTCGACTCCATTAGTACTAGCGTTACCGCAAGTAAATTCTTCGCTGACAGTTATCTTTAAATTATACGTACCATTAGTTAAATCTGCAGATACCGCAACTGAGTTAGGTGCTGTACCGCTAAAAGATTCTACTACAGTACCTGCTTTTATTAGAGAGACTGTATAATTACTTGTCTCGTCAGGTGCGTATACAGTAAATGTAGTTATAAGCTTATTTACGCCTGTCATTCCTGTAACTATAATATCTTCTCCGCTTATTGTTAAATTGTTCCAACCGCTAGTATCTGGTACGCCAAAATCTACTAAGTGGTCATATGTTTCAGGTGCATTAGGGTCATCTATATTCCCTTTTTTTCTGTGCATCCACAAATAAAGATTATAGTAAGGGTCATTTGTTGTATTAAAAAAGTNNGTGCTAAATGTTATACCGTATTGCTCTTCTATTGCTTTAATAATTAAATGTACTCTAATTGCATATTTTANCTCAGCCCAATAAACNCCGTGATGGTGTCCCGTACCTGACTGATAATATAAGTTACCTCCAGAAGCGTTAGGGTATTCATAGTCTGTAGAGCCGTGAGCTCCTGAGTCATAATATAATCTAGTAGTATGCGTAATTAAAGGAGCTACTAAAGCATCTGTATAAGTTACGCTGTCTACTGTTTTATCAACACCTGCTTGTAACGCTACTTTTACGCTACTCATTTTATAATCGTGTGTAAAGTTATTTAGCCACGTTAGAGCCTCTAATTTGTCTTCTCCTAGTAAATCTTTAAGGTCTACTGTATCTCCAAAGAAAGTAACTCTATAAGCATATGGCTTATTGTCTCGCATATCTACGCCTTCAAGCTTTATCTTGCCTTTTTCAAACGGGAAATAGTTTAGCTCTATTGTAGCACTTTTTTTAACTCTTGCGTCAAACCCATCGTCTATATTAAAATTATAATAGTGTTCAAATATTTTATTATTGTCTTTAGAAGCAGGCAAAGAAAATGTCTTAGTAAAGTTTGTAAATACTTTTGCTATGTCTTTAACATTCTGTATTGTCTGCGTTAGACTTACAGATTCGTCTTTAAACATATCCATCCTTTGACCTTCTATATAAAGCTGTATATTCTGCATTATCTTAAATCATTTATTTTATTGAACGCATAACTAAAGTCTATAGTATAGTTTATTAGCTTATCGTTTACAGACGTTTTAAATTGTAAAGAAGTTGTATTTAATGTTATCGGTTTTACTTGACTACCGTCATAAACCCACACCTGTTCGCTTAACATTAGCTGTCTCATTATCTCATTAAAAGATTCGTCTATATATCCTGTATTCATTTGTATNGTCTCTTTACCTGTAACGTGAAATTGTCTTACTTGATGTTTTTCTTTACTATATGTAGGGTCGTTTACAAAGTCCATTAGATTACGCTTAAAACTATCGCTTTGCGTATTTATACTAATCATTGATTTTTTATGAAACGGTAAAACTTGTAAAGCACCATACTTGTTATAAAATATAACTTCTAAATAATCATACTTAGGCTCGCATACTTCTTTTAAGGTTATTGTTTTAGTTTGTGTATATCCTGACTTAGTTGTAGATACTGTAATAGTATCGCCTGTCTGTAATCCTGTTGTAGGCGTTACTCTAATATATACAATCTTGTCTTTAGAGTCTGTTGAGTCGCTTACTGTTATGTCAGATAATACGTTACCCCAAGTCTCATCATACAAGTCCCAAAACTCATCTGTCAAATTCCAATATACATCTGCACCTCCTCCAGTAGTAAATTCTATTGTACCTTCTGCTTCTGCAAATACTGGAAATACTATATCTCGACCTTGTTTAAAATAAATAGTAGTATTTGACTGTAATAGTTGAGGCGTAAAGTTGTTTGTATCTGCTATACTATAGTCTTCTCCAGTCGTAAAAATATCGTCTTCTACTGTAAGCTGTGTGTCGCTGTCTATAGCTGTAATAGTTGTACTTGTAGTATCTGTATCATTGTTAACAGTATCTCCTACACTAACTGTCTTAGTAAATGTTTGACCAGAGTCTATAAGTTTATATGCTCCTACGCCTGTAGTAGTACTATCTACTTTTGTTACTGCAGGGTTTGTAGAAGTTCTAGGATTAACTCCATCTTCAAAATATCCATACCCATCAAAAGCTAAATAATCTTTGTTTTGTGTTTCGCTTCCTGACGTCTTAGTTAATGTTATATCTGCTTCTACCCAAACACCGTCTGTAGCAAAAGACCCATACTCTGTAATTAAGTAGTCTCTTATTAATTCTGTTATCTCGTATACTACATAATTATTGCTACCTATTATGTCTTTAGATATTGTATAGGTTGCTGTAGAAGGCTTGTCTGTTGTAAACGTGCCTGCATATATAAACAGCTCCATAGATGCGGAGCTTAATGTACCTGTAGCAGGTTCTACCTTTATGTAGTACGGACTTCTTGCGTTTATTATTGTACTCATTCTATATTGTTTTCTATGTCTATTACAAATCCGCTAGTTATTTCAGGCGGTAAATTATCAAATGCTTTTTCAAAAGGCTTAGTAAAAAACATACTAGGCTTTATACCCTTATTGTAAATGCTTCTAGCTATAAGAAAGTTTAAGCTTTTTCTAGGTATAAATTTACCCTTCTTGTCTCTAGGTGCTATACCCTTTCTTACTGTCCATTTATCTAAGCTGCTAGAAGGAGGCATTTTGTTTTTAAAGCTGTAAGGCGTGTTATACTTTTTCTTCTTACCGCTTACCCCTTCGTCTTGATAAGCTCCGTACTCTTCCATAATAAACTGAATACCGAAGCTGTTGTCTGTTACTGTTAATTCATAATCTATACTATCATATAATCTCTTGCTCGTATTCTTCTTGCCTCTAGTAAGATTTGCTCTTGACTGTTTTACGACATACTTGCCAAATTTGTTTAATATTTCTTGCGTCTTCTTAAGCTCCATTAACAGCTACTTATATTGTTTTCTATTAGTATATCCATTGTACAAGCCCATCCTGCTAATTGATTTTCAAACCTTTCATAAAAAGGCTCACAGCTAGGGTCTCCTTCTAATTGGTATCTGTCTCTATACAAAGTACCTTTTCTTAAAACAAGTATAAGCCTGTTTAGTACAGCTAGCTGAGAGTTTAGTACATCGTGCTCATTATTGTTACCTCTAAATCTGTCTGTAGCATTTTCTTTGTTTATGTCTACTACATCCATTGACATTATTGTTACGTTAAATACTAATACCTGCTCTTGCGGTGTTACGTTATTTATGACAATATGCGACAAAGGGAATATAGTCTGTTTAGTTAAGTCTATGTCCGTTATATCGCCTGTAGTTACTGTATTGACATTTATATCGTCTAGTAACTTGTCTTCTATTGTTTCTAATATTTTATAAAAAGCTGTTATACCTCTATTACTCATCTTAATTTAGTTTTTAATTGTTTCGATTCCGCTTCTGCTTTGTCTTTCATAAATGCTAAAAAGTTTAGACATTGGTGCACGTTTAATTTAGTGATATGTTCAAACCTTCTAATATTCCCTTGAGCGAGTGCGTAAATCGATGAATACCAACCCCACTTTGCTCCAAACTGTCCCGCAGGGCTATAGTCTTGTCCTCCTCCTGCTCCAAATAACTCGTCATAACTTGAGACAAGTCGATTCCTAAACGGTAAAAAAAAAGCATACTACTTAGTACCGCATCCATTGGCATATTTTTCATTTTCTCTTGGTCTTTAGCCTCATANTCTTNTATAAGATATTTATGCTTTAGCTTTTGTTTTATAGGTCTGTATAGTACAGCCATNGCTAANTGCATATTTTGCCAGTCAGACAAATGAGTATCTAAGTCTATATATTCTCCTAAGCTCATATCGTCTAGGTTCGGTATAAAGCCATATTCCACACCGTCCATANTAAACCTTTGTACTAGCTTAGGTTTTTGCTCAAACATCTCTCCTAGTATTGCTGTAATTCTATACACGTCTGTAGCCTTCATTTTAAAAGCATCTTTAAGGTCTAAGCCGCAGAAAACTTCAATCATTTTAGAAGCCAGAAACGTATCGTCACTATTATTCTCTTGTATCTTTAAATACTTTTGATACTGGTGCAGCTTGACTTCAGACAGGTCTGTAGGTATCTCTAGTTTAACTCTCATATATATATATCGAAAATTAAAAGCGATTTTAGAACAAGGCATAAAAAAAGGCGACCATTTCTGACCGCCTATCACTCAATTAGTTTTTGTATAAAAACAATAAACTTAAAAAAACCAACTATACTAATTGAATGGAGAATATTAAAGTAAACAATATAGCACCGACATAAATAATTGTCTTTACAAACATATCGCTTAATATAATTTTTTCTATAATTTTTTTCATAACATTTCTTCTAAGATTTGTGACTCCCATTGTCTAACAATATCGACCTCTAATATATCTAAAATATTAATATCGTCAATTAAAACTTCTGTAATTGTTACAGATGCTTCTTTAGGTGGCGTATACCAGTCTCCTTTACAACCTTCGTCTAAGACGTACTTTGCGTCAAACTCTAGGCTTTCGTATTGTACTGTAGTTGACCTAATCATACTCGCTCCCATTTAATTTCTGATTCTACTATCTTACTACTACCATTTGTTTTAAATGTCTTGTAGATAGTCTCTGCTACGATATGACCGCTTCTAAGCGTTCTAAGCTCTTCCTGTGCTTCTTTAATCGTATCAAAGGTCTTACTGTTCTTGTACGTCTGTACCCAGTTTCTTTTGTGATTTAGATTAAGACCCTTACTGTTTTGGATTCTAAACTGTATTATATCTTTCATTTGTTTTGTTTTTAAAAAGGGAGGTTTTACCCTCCCCTTGTGTTTTATTTTCTTAATATATCGTAGCTTATTTCTTCTCTATATAATTTATAAAATTCGTTCTTTGCTTGTGATAAATTATCTTCATTAAAAGAAGTATAATATTTATCTTCTACATAAACTGAATATTCAAATTCTGTTGTTTCTTGTAATCTATTTTGAGCTACAACGCCTTGACCTTTTTTGTGTCTAATTAAGTCAGCTTTTAATCCTGACCAAGTTGATGTTAAAATTGTATTCATAATGTTTTGTTTTTTAAATTATACTCAAAGATACACTTTTTTTAATTATCAACAAATTTTAATAACTTTTTTTTGTATATAAAAAAACCCCACCCTAAAAAAGAATGAGGTTTAATCTTCAAAATTAATAAGTGAGGAGAAACATTAGGGGATATATTGTACTTCTATATCAAGAAAGCTGACACTTTCTAACACCTCCCAACTGTCAGGTTGGTTCTTTTTTTATTTCTTTATGGGAAACTTCTTCCCTTCCTTTGCTAATGTAAGTTGTCTTATTGTTTTATTTAAGCTATCGTACTTTTGACTATCGCATCAAGCGAGTAGGGCGTTCAGCCTACACCTTCTTAAAACCACGCTTCAAACTTTCAGGTTCTCTTTCAACCTGTTCCACACTCTTGTTGTTTAACCTCGTATAAATTTCACCGAGCAGCAATTTTCCTTATTAATTAAATACCTATTCCTCGTTTTTTACTAAACCTACATAAGTAGTGATTTTCATACTAGGAGGAAAGTGCATCTCTCTATCGTGCTTCTTTCAGTTTACCACACGCATTATAAAGTCCGTAACACTTATCGGTATTTTCAGTATTTTAATGAACGTATGTAATTATCAATCAATTACACTACAAAGATATTATAAATTGTTAATAATCCAAAACTTTTATAGTTTTTTTTTACTTTTTTTTTATCTACCTCTGTTATTGTATAGTATATTTTCCTCTATTTGGATTCTCTAGTTGCATCATTAAAGCGTATCTAGCAGCATCTATGCAGTCAGGATGAGCACCAGTAGGCTTCTGTAGATTATTACCTTCTTTGTCTTTTGCCCATACATAACCTTGCAGCTCTCTAATTAGATTCTTAGACTTAGACGTTACATATATCTCGTTTTCGTTTATTAGGTTTATACCGTATATCACGCTATCTCGTCCCTTTGTTACGCCAGATATTCTATGCCCGTAAGCTCTTAAGGTAGCAATACTCTTAGGTTCTGCGGAGTCTGCGTAAATATGAGTTGTAATATTGTTGTCAGTTAAGAAGCGACTTATATCTCTATTTAGCATACCCTTTCTATAAAGTACCTCGTCAAATATATATGCTTCATTCCACTTGTAAAGAAAAATTAAACTTGAGGGGTCTACTGCATAACCAAAGTCAAGTCCTGCACAAAGTAACCTAGCTTCTTCAGGTACATTGTCTATAGGCTTCCAGTCAGGAATACAAACACCTTCTAAGCTTCCTATTTCTCCTAGACCGTATACCTTCCACCAATTAGCCCAGTAAGTAGACGTCTTAGCTTTTATCTTAGCCTTCTCTATTTCTTTTACTATTGATTCTGGCAAGCTATCATTGTCTTTATATGTAAGTGTTATAAAGTCCGTATCTGGCTGTCCTATTAATTCTTTGTCTACCCAAAATAAACTGCTTGGGTTGTAGTCAAGCCATATCGTACCAGAGGTTCTTACAGATAGTTGTTGGAACGATTCAAAGTCTACGTTATTGCACTCGTTTATAAAGAGGTCTGTTCTACGTGCTCCACGTAAGCGGTCAGGTTGGTCGCTGCTGAAGAACTCAATATAACTACCTGTACTAAATTCGTATTTTAAGGTACTCTTATTGAACTTTCTGTCATCGTACCTATTAGTCATCTTAAGTATATTGAGAAAGTCCTTTAGAGCTCCTCTACGCAAGTGAGGGACTGTTTCAGCTACTACGCTTATTTCTTTGTAAGGATTTCTTATAGCATAGTCAATAAGTATCATAAGAATACCTATCGTTTTTCCCGCAGAACTACCGCCCCTTATAATTTTTATTCTGCTATCTAATTGTCTTAAACGCTTTACTGCTTTTGTCTGTGAAAACATTAATCAATAAATAAAGGGACGTCTTCGTTTATATGTATGTCCTTTGTTTCTTTTGGCTTACCTGCTACATAGTTATAGTATAGCTGTACAAACTTAAAGTCGCCTTCTGCTAGTCCTGCNTTTAANGCTTCAAATGCTAAAGGCTCTAAGGGTGTTAATTTCTCTATTAACTGTATCTCTTCTGCTTTAGGTTTACGTCCTGCACGCCCTTTAGTTGAATGTCCACCGTTGTTTTTTCTACCGTCCATAGAATTAATAAAAATTAATTAATTAATTATTTGTATATCTATATATCGAAAAATAAATTAAATTTTAGTCCGTTGCTTCTAATTCTTTTTTTGCCATAGCGTCAATCATTATTGCTAACTCGTCTACGTCTTTGTTAGATATATAGTTTAGCTTAAGTTTTATGAGCTCTCTTTTCTCTTGATTATCGTAACTGTTTATGTCGTCACTTATAATGTTTAGCCAGTCAATAAGCTGCGGACTATAGTTTTTAAATATCTGAAAGTTCTTAATGCTGTGTATGACTGTAGCGTGATTCATATGCTTACCGTTCTTTATGTAGAAGTCTCTTATTTCGTGCAGCGTCATACCTTCATACTTCTTTAGTATAAATCCTAGTAAAGACCTTGCTTCTACATACTGCGTCTTTCTTGTATTTTCAAATACGTTTAGGNTTGCTAGTTTGCTTATTCTNTTTGCTATTTTTTTAGCTCTATTTACTTTTTTCATAATGTACCTGTAATTATATAATCGTCTAGGTCTGCACCATCGACAAAAAATGTTTTGTATATGTCTACTGCTTTTTTAGTTTGTTCTTCTCCGTCTTTATAAAAGTCTTCGCTACATTTAAATATACCTATGTCTAAACTTCCTTTGTCTACTACTAGAAATTGGAATTGTTTATAAGACACGCCAAAGAGTTGACAGTATATATAGCATTGTACGGAATATAAATACTTCTTAGCTGAATGATAAAAGTTCTTTATACCTCCTGACGTTGTTTTTAAATCTACTATACCTTTACTGCTTAGTACATCTGCTTTGCCTCTAAATGGTAATCCGTATATGTCGCCTATTGCAGGTACTTCAAACTCGCAGTCAGTTATAAGTTGTAACGCCTGTTCGTTTCTGAATATTGCATCTGCTATTTTCTCTGCATTTTGTTTCTCAACTCTTGTATATACTTCTCCATACTTTGATAAAGCTTCTTTATACATTTTAGTATTCTTACTTGCAACGTCTACAAATATTTGCTCTTGGAATTTGTCAGGTTCTAGTATAGCCATATGTATTAGCCTTCCGTCTCTTAAAGGTTGTGTTTCTTTGCTTCCGTACTCAGTTACAAAAGCATACTTTTTAGGACTGTCTAATAATAGTTTCAAAGAGCTGCTACTTAATGCTAGGTGTCCTAGCGTACCATAGTAATAGCTGTCATCGTACATCTGCTTTAGTACGTCTTCCTTTTTATAATTCTTTTGGTCTAAGAGTTGTATCATTTTTAAAAATTACTTCTTCTGCTACTCTTGCACGTTCAGCCCATTTTACTTTTTCATTATGTACATCGTCTTCCCTTGACTGTAGTATATGGTTTTCCGTTTCGAGTATGTTAGTATAAATATACATCTGGTTAATGTTTCCTATAAGGCTTAAGATTTGTTGTTTCTTTTTACCTTCTGCTTTCTCGTATGCTTCTTTTAAAAAGCCACCTATCATATTAAAGTTACATTCGTATACTTGTTTCTGTAGTATATTCATTGATTTAAAATTAAGGTTACGATAATAATTACTACAAATGCTATGACTGCAAGTTCTATAGTCTTGTAGCACTCCTCATTTTTTTTAGGGTTACGTCCTTGATTAGAACGATATTGTCTTTGTTTTTTCATATTACTATTTATTATATGTTCTTATTTTTTCCCAACGATTAAAGTCAGACATATCTAGAAAATCTGTTTTAACTATATGTTTGTTATTTAGTTTTAGTATTTTATCTCTACTTATTTCAGCAACTTCGTTTTTCCATTTATTTACTATCGAGTCCCAGTCTAATTGCATATGACCGCTCATCTCATTTTGTTTTTCGTATATCTTAGAAGCAGCATTAAATAAAATATTTATATAGCTATTGTTTAAAATTTCTCTGTCATCTTTTGATTCTACGTAAGAATTTAATTTGGTTTCGATACAGTCGATTAAAACCTTTAATTCATTTTTACTTAAATGTATATTATTTTTGTAACTCATATTAACAATTTTTAATAAATATATAAAATTAATCTGGAATGACAAGAGAAGCCATATCTTCTGTAAGTAAGTACACTTTCTTAAGTACTTTTTTCTTTGTCCAAAGCGTAGTGTCAGGACAGTA